GTCATCGATGTCAACGTCACCTGGCTTTGATCGCCGACGGTAAAGAAACGTTTACCGTCAAAGCTCTCTAAAAGCTTTAAGGTAATCGCGTTTGTCTGCGTTACCGCCGACAGATACACCTGAACCAATATATTAAGTCGGTTTGCAGGCTGCCAAATCTTGCTGACAATGACATTGCTCTTGCTGGCAGCTACCGAAGCTCCGCCTCTTGATCTATCCATGCGTTACCTCTTATAAGCCAAAAGAAAACTGTGTTGATGCCTCAGTTACGCCGCCTGTGCCGCCAGTCAAAAACGCACCGGAAGCGGTAATTGTCGCATCAGCGCTGCTGATCGGAATGAAATTACCGACAACACCCTTTTGCTTGGCTGTAATCGTAACCACGTTTGACGCTGCAGACGCCGTTACTATCTGTTTTACAGTTGTATGAGCATTAATTGCAGCAGCTAATGATGCCGCGTCCAATGCGTCACTAGCGCCGTCAATTTCCCAGTCTGTTGAAAGAGTAGGATTCGATGTAGCTGTAAAGGTAGTCGTGCCAATGGTAATCGCATCCGTTGCAATCGCAGATACAAGCGTCAGCGTACCGCTGGCAGCTACCGGAGCAGCAGAACCCGTCTGAACGTCAACAATGCCACGATGCGCCTTTGACGCAAGATCTTTGAAGAAAGAAGACAAATTCAAACCAGCCTCACGGTCTTTAGCAGTGCTGATTTGAAGCATATCCTGTAATTGAGCCTGAGTTTTCTCAGATTTTATTGTCAAAACTAACGAACTGTCCATAAAAAATCCCCAAAGGTAAAAGGGGAGGCTTTCACCTCCCCACGTTATTGACTATTAGGTGATGCCGTAATAGTAGACACACTTGGCTGGTTCCGTGATCAATATCTGGAATTCATAGTAGGCTGAGGCTTGGTAGCCAGCATAGCCTGCAACATCCAGTGATCTCCAGTAGCCACCGTCCTCGTCTTTCATGAAGTCGATATCGGAAGCGCCAACACGACGCAAGCATGATTGAGGCATTGAGAAAGAATCGCCGTCCATCATGTATGGATGGCTGATCAACTCAAGCTTTCCAGCCTGACCATTATAGGTAATGGAGTTAAAGCCATTTTCACCACGGCTCACCTTGTAGCTGCCGTCAAAGTCACGGAGAGCAGATAAGTCACTGTTGAGACCTTCCCAAACATTTGGTGACATAAAAACGACAACATCCTCATCCAAACCACCGCGAGATACCGCCTTTGCCTGGCCTTTGAGCAGTTCAGACATAGACAGAGAACCGGCAACGTTGTGCTCGACGGCTTTCCACAAGTCGTAAGTGCTGTTTGAAATTCCAAAGATTGACCCGCTGGTGTCCAACTGGTACTTCAATCCATATTGGTCAGCGCCATAAGCGCCGTATGGATAAAGTACAGAGCCGACATCGATGGCTGCGGTGTCAGAACTGTTACCGGTGACAGTGATTTTTTTGCTGTCATGGTTGACAACAGAAATAACCAGCGCCGCGTTAGAGTTCTGCTTGGTAGTTGAGGTGTAGGCGTCAAGCTTCATGCCGACCATACCAGCCCAAATACCTGATGACCATGTCGCATCGGTAATGGTCAACTCGTTAGTTCCAGAGCTATCGTTCAGCGCTGAAACAGTGCCGATACCGGTACGACCATGCAACATACAAATCTCAGCAATCTTTTGCAGAGACTTTTTCATCTGACCTGCTCGGATGGCGACGTTATTGATGACGGACTTGCTTGAACCGGCTTTCCAGCGGTTTGCTGCAGACAGAGAAACCCTGGTTCGCAAAGATACTGGAGTAGGATCAACGTCGATTTCTTCATAGACAGCAGCGATTGCGTCATTAAGCTGATACACTGTGCCATCGCCGAAGGTATAGCCCAACTCATTGGTTAAAGCTACTGGCAAAAGAAACTTACGGCCGAGAATGTCGGTGTCTTTCATCTTTACCATGTTCAACAGAATGGCGGCATTGCTGTTGAGGTACTTCAACTTGTTTTCTTGAACGTATTTAAAGGCTGTATCCAACGAACTCTTTGTATTGTCATTCATAGCGAAAAAACTCCATATTTAAAGGTAATTTAATAGTTTGATTTTTTGTTTTGATTGCTTTTCGATCGCCCTGGATGGGTGGATCATTTATGGAAGGTCGCTATGGTAGATACCTCGGATAGACAATTGCTGTCGTCCTACAATTCGGCATCGCCTTGTTTACGTCCTGACCATTTTATGATAAGAGGCTTTCGCCTCCTAGTCAATTAAATCATAGATTGAACTGATACGCCTCTTGGCAGATTTTGCCGGTCTGTGACCAGTTACCCTCGGCTCTTGCTCTTTCATCGGCTGACTTTTGAAATTCTTTACATCAGCCTTCCGAGCTTTTTCGATCTCATCGGCATAGTCCTGCTTTACAAGATCGACTACGTCCATCGGCGTGATGTTTTTATGCCCCTTGCTCAAGGCATCCTTCATGTAAAGTGCCATGCGCGTCACCGTGTACTTGGTATTAGGCAAACCAGAGGACTCCATAGCCTGAATGAATTGCCTCTCTAGTACCGTCCTTGCTTCGTTTGTCGCCTTTTCAATGCGCTCTTTCTCAGCACGCGCTTGAGCCTCTTTCGCCGCCTTTTCATCAGCTTCCTTGTACTTTGAAAGCTCGGTTTCTTTGTCCTTCAAAGCCTTGGCTGTGTCGTGAGCTTTGCGTTCCTGCTCTGACATGGCATTGTATTGAAGCTTTTCGTAGATGTGATCTTCAGCCAGCTTGTCAAAATCAACGCCGACGCGCTTTAAAGCCTCGATCGGGTTTTTCTTGAAGAAATTGATAAACTCGCCAGCCTGCTTTTTGATCTCAGTAGCTTCCTTGATCCTGAGCTCCGCAGCCTCTGACTTTTGCAGCCGCGCAATCGCCTGCTCTTTGGTTAACTCGATCTCTTCGCCATCAACTTTCAGCTTGAAAGTTTCTGCTGGTCGATCTTTTCCATCTCCCTTTCCAGAAACGTCATCATCTTTTGCGCCGTCTGAATCCTTGCTAGCCTTTGGATCTCGCGCTTTTTCGTCTGCTTTGCCTTCAGCTTGTTTAGCTTTTGCGTCTTCACTTTTTCCGCCCTTCGTTTCTTTTTTCGCTCCAATGTCTTTGTTTTTTTCAAGCCATTCCTCGTAAGTTGGGATTGAATCTTCGCCATCGTCGCCGTCTGTTTCGTCGCTGTCGCTCTCGATTGCCTCGTTTACAACAGTAGGCTCAACATTTGCGGATTCCCCGCCGGTAGACATGCCTTCGTTTCCTGAAATCATTTGATCCCCTTATTTAGATTTTACCAAGAAAGTTTTGATAAGCCTCCGCAGTCTGCGGCGGTGTCCCGGCAGGCATACCCGGCATATTCGGCTGACGTGCTTGCTCGACACCTTGAACCGGCTGCGGACTAGCCATCGGCGGCATGCCCGGCATCGGCTGACCTGTAGGCATCATATCCTGCGGCATCGCGGGATTGCCCGCCATCGGAGGCATAGGCGGCTGCTGATAGCCTGGCTGATTGAGGTTTACAAGGTTATCCATCCCCGGAGGCGGAGGCGGCTGCTGACCTGTGATCGCTAGCAAGTCAGGCGGCATCCGACGCCAGAAGTCGAGATGCTCTTGAATATGGTCAAGCGTCCTCGCCATCAACTCTTCGTCCTGCTTGGCTTCGGGATTTTCAATGATCGACATATGATTTTTGATGTGCAAAGCATGATTTTCGATAAGAACTACCCTGACAGGCTTGCCGTTTTGCAGATTCTCGTTTTCAGCCTTGATATTCATTTCGACGTTATGCGTCTGCCATTCTGGCGGCAACTGACCAGTGTTCAAGATGCCCATATAAATACGCGCGGCCTCTGGAGGCATCTGCATTATCTGATTGGCGATTTCCAAACGACCGGAAATCGTCTTAGACAAGGCGTTTGTCTGCTGAACTGTCACGCGCTTGATGTCTGCTATGTCCTGTGCGGTGTATTCTTTCATAAATGGACGATTGGATTCACCGACAATGTAGGCAACTCGCGGCGTCTTTGCAAATGCCTTAAGATGATCAATGATCGTCGTGCCAGTGTCCTCTAAAAGCATGTTGTAGCTTTCCTCAAGCGCCGATCCAAACTGGATCGATTGCGCCACGACCAGCGCTAGTGCTGCGCCTGACTTGAGATTAGCCTGCGGATTACCTCTCACAGTGCTGCTGATACCTGAAAGCATTTCCATCGCTGTCTCGTAAAGCTGATGTAGGTTATAAGCCTCTGGACTTGACGCCGTCAACTGCAGCGCCTGCGGCATTTCCGCAGATTCAAGCATCTTCAGACCGCCCTCGATATTCTTGACGCTGAAATTGTCGCCCTTGCGCTTCCAAATAAACTGATTCGCAAAAGTCATGTTGTTAGAGGTAATGCTTGAAAGGATATTGTCCTTTGCCTGCTGGATATTGAGCAGATCATTGAATGGCGAATATCCAAAGCCTGATTCATGCAGCACGTCTGGCATTACCGATAGCATCGGCATCTTCTCATAAGGCAAAGCGCCATCGTAGAAAATGATATTCTTTGAAAATATAACGATCCTGCCGTCAGGAATCGCCTCGGATTTATCGTGATAAAACATGTAAACAGGCATCAACTCGGTGTTGTCCTGATCTTCAAAGCCTTTGGTAATCTCAAAGCGGAATGACTCATATCCTTCATAGTCGTAACTGACTTCTGACAAAATATCGTCGCGGAATTCAGGATACTTGGCGACGTAGTCCCATTTGTTTTTCCACATGCGTAGACAGCGCCACGGATGATCCTGTGTCCTTAGTCTGACGTCGCGGATGACATCAAGCCCTGTATGATGGCTGACGTCCAAATCACCCTCATAGATCGGCTTGCCGTTTTTTACCTCGTAGACATTTCCCTTTTTCGGCTCCCAAGGTGCATGAATCCAACCCTCGCCAGTGAGGCATGACATCTCAGTTGCTGACCTTAGATTGCGGCTGATGTTTTGCACTTTCATGTAATAGTCTAAAAGACTTGATCCCAACACAGTCTGCGCCTGGCTTCGGTAGTCGGTATTGCTAGCCACGCAAGTCAGCGCCGCTTTGTTGGCTGTAGCTAGGTTAACGCTGTGCTTTACAAGGTTTCGGTAACTGTTGATCTTGGCTTTGGTGATCTCGCCGAGCTTGCCGCCTTTGTTGAGCATAGAACTATCAAAGATATTGGCTTCCTGGTTTAGATCGCCGCCATAATAGGCAATAAAAGAACGTTTCCAAATGCGGTAGATGCCTGTACGCTGCAGATAGTCGTAATACTCTAAAATCTTTCCGTTGATGGCGTCTAAAAATTCATCGTCTTTCAACGTCGCCCAATACTGATCCGTGTATTGCTTTTGTTTCATTCTTTAAAATCCTGATAGTAAAAAGTTTTCGTCGGATGAATCATCGTCTAGCTTTAGTTCTGCATTGTCAACAGATCGCCCGTAGTATGAAGGATATGGATTTGACCTGTCTACATGTCGGTAGGCATAGAGCAGCGCTGCCAATAAATCCAAATGCCCTAAATCCTCCGTTCTTTGCCAATCTTCTTTTGTCGGGAGCCATGTCCCATATTCTAGCGTCAGCTTAAGCTTTTCACAACAATGATCAATCTCGATCTCATCTTTGAGCATCGCCAGCCTGACAGCATTGATATTGGCTTTCACCGATCCTTTTTCTTTCTGCGGAGGCGCACAGTAGAAATCCTCCGCCAAAAGGTCAATACGCAACTGCTCCGGCGCATCTCCTATCCGCGTCACCTCGTCATTTGGCCAGCGCACGTCTTTCTCGATCCTGGCGGCATTGGCGCGGATGTGACTTGATGGCGTATTCTTATTGAGCAGTGCCTCTCGGTAAACGCAAAACTTCGCCCGTTTGAAATCCCAGAAACAGACGATGACGCCGTGTTTGTCCATGCTGCCGCCAAAGTCTATGACCGTCAGCGGATGATAAAACTCTGGCAGAGTTATGGGTTTCATAACTCTCAAAGGATCGAATTCAGGGATAATGACCAGTTCTGGATCGCGGATAATCTCGCAGTAAAACTCACGTCGCGCTGTCGTCGATTGGCGTCCACCGACCTCTTCTATCAAACGCTGCTTTTCCTGGTCATCTAGGCTCGTATTATCATCAAGCGTCAATTCAAGGTATGTGCCTCTGAGCTTCGCCTTGGGGATAAGCTCTTGCACCCAAAAATGATTAGGCGTCAGCGGCGGCGTCGATGGAAAGATGATCTTAAATTTACGGTCTGCAGTCGCAGGTACGATAATGGACTTATATAGATATTCAAGATTGCTGACAAACGCCGCCTCGTCAATAATCAGAATATCAATCGCATTGCCGCGAATACCGTTAGGGTTTTTATCCAAGCCCACCAGCTTAAAGCGACTGCCATTGGGAAAGTAAAACGTCTTCTTTGATTCGCGGTATTCAGGTCGCACGTTATCAGGGCATGTCGCCAGCAATTGATCGCAGATAGGCTTGATGAACTCCTCGACATCGACAAGGAACGCTGTTGCGTAACGAACGTCCTGGCGGCGCTTGATGCACTCTTCAAAGCTGTAGGTCACGCATATGGTCGATTTACCAAAGCGGCGGCTAATGTTGGGGACAACAATATCGCGCTCGGTTGATTTGATTAGAGAGTAGAGGCTTTTCTGATGCGGAAGGATGTAATACATGCCGATATCGCCGCGACGCCATAGTTCATGGACTATGTCTCTCACGGTGACACCGCTGGTCATTTCTTCACTTTGTCGATCAACAATGTCAAATCCTCGGAAGGTATCACCTTGAGAATATCGCTGTCGCTATCCATCGCCGGATCTTGCGGAGAGGTCGAAAATTCTAGATCCTGACGGTCTTTCCATTCATCGCGAAATCTATTTTTCATCCAAAAGATTTGAGCGCCTAAGTTGCCTTTGAGTTTTCCAGCCGCTGTTAAATGCAGCATATTTTCCCAATGTTGCTGCGCCTTTGACTGAGCTCTCTTAAATGCGTCCAAAAAGTCATGATGATCTCGCATCCAATTATACGCGGTTTCCTTGTAGATATCTTTGTCGGCGCACCATGCTGTAAGCGAGTGACCTTTACTCATGTACTCAATAATATCTTGGCAATACTCAGGCTTGTATTTTGTCGGCGCGCCCATCTTCGCAGATTTTAAATCAGTGCGCTTTGGCTTTGATGGCGGTTTTGGTTTTTCTGTCATTCAGACATTTTGATGTGCATCAGCAGCGCATCAACGCGACTGCTGACTTGGGTTATTTTTTCTTCGACGGCTTTGGTGCTGGCTTCTTGACTGGCTTGGATTTGCTTTTGCAGGGCATCGGTTTCACTCCTAAATGTTTCTAAATGCGTTTTCGATAATAAATATTTCTCAGCCTTCATGGCTAGAAAAATCAAGGTAGCCGCCCAAATGGCAGATACGGCGACGGCGCTCATCGAAATCCTTGGATCAAGGCACGTTTCATGAACGCCCAACAAATATCTTGAGTATCCTTTTTGATGACTGTTTCCTTGTCGCCAATTTTCTCGATCAAAAGCCAATCATAAGTGCTGATCTTTTCAATGCGGTAAAAAGGCTTTTCGATCTTCTGCAGATCAATCGTCTTACCGATCGCGCTATCCACGTTGTGCTCAATGTCCTCAAGCAGCGGAAGCGGTTTACTGCGTTTGTTGGCGGAGCTCATCTATCTTTTCCTTGATAATCTTATTTCGTTTCTTATCCACAGCTATTCCATAGCATGAAATCAGTGATGTCAAATTGAATTCAGCCGCTGTCGCAAACTTATCTGTTTGCTCTGGCAGCACGTCAGCATGGTATTGCTGCATAAGCCACATGTAATCATCGAGCCTGGTCTTTGTTTCCTTGATCTCTTTGACCAGTCGAAACATGTTGTCGCCGGTGATCTTTTCGGCGCGTTTGGCTTTGAGTGACTTAAGCCATCCCAGCATCAGTTTGCCACCGATTGCGCTGTGTCATCAGAAGTCGCGCGCAGTTCCTCGACGATATTTGTTTCTAGATTCGTCAGCCAGTTGAGCACGCCAAAGACTTTGCTAAATTCCGTTGTCGCCCATTTCTGGGATGTCAGCAGGTCGTGACAGTCCCTGACTACCGCTAACACCTGTTGACGCTGTTTGCTGTCTATTTCCGTCATTGTATGCCCTTTTGATCAAAGTGCGTATCACGCTTGATACTGTGCTGCAGTTGTCGTCAGCGATTTGCTTGAGCCATGTATATTCACTCTCATTGATTGAAAATGAATACCGGATCATCCCTTTGCGCTGAATTACATCAGAAGTCATACAAATACATTAACATGACGTCTTTTGATGTCAAGATATTTTGCCATCCTTGAAAGCCTGCAGCCTGGCAATCAAAAAGGCAGTTCCATTGCCTCATCTTCCAGACTTTTCTGATCATTTTTAAGTCCGCCCAATAACCAAGCTATTGCGATTGCGGTATCATCCAAAAGAATACCGCGCTTTTGCAACCCTTCCCGCACTTCCAACACCTTTGCTAAATTGCACACTGCCTGGTTGTGGGCATCCGCCGCATGGCTGCTACAAGATCCGTCGCCTGAGTCCCATATATCAAAAAGATCATCCTCAGTCGCCTTAGCCGTCCAAAACTTTTTCACTGAATCCAGTCTGTTTATGTCTGTCATAAACCCTCCAATGCTATGTGTTTAAACGCACGACAATCAATCCTGCTGGGTTTAATAGTCTAGCCTAGTGCTAACATCAATTTCCTCTGGGGTTTGCTCAAAATCAGATACAGCCGTCAAACAGAAGTAAGCCTTATTCAACGCCTGAATAAATTCATCCATTTCCCAAGTCCCGATTATTTTCAAAATAAACCCGTTCTCCGTTTTGAGCACATCAGCATATTCAAACTGCCCTCCGTTCCCCTTAACCTCTATCAAGTATTCCCTTGAGTTGCCAAATCTAGCAACCTTCATATCCAAGGTCGATGTTGAAGCTATCATGTTGATTTTTATAGATTTTGCCATTCTTTAGTGCCTCCGATGTAATGTTGTGGAAGCCTTATTTATCGTTTTTCCCGTCTTTGGGCAATGCCGAAACTGTGATTCTGTCCCATAATTGTCCCTTCTGTCCCATGCCTGTCCGGTGATATTGATTTTATATGTATCTGTTTTTATTTTGTTATTAGACATTTTGGGACAAGCCGGACAGACGCCGGACAGCACTTTTTTCAATGATTTCATTAGCCTATCTATTATTATTATTATTATTTCTATTAAATAAAATATATATATACGTAGGGCTACACATAAATATTTATTAGATAAAATAATATATTATTATCTATATGTATGTGTATCCCCCCGGGACAGCGGGACAGATCGCGGAAATCGATTGTTTTGTTAATGATTACAAAAAGATATCTGTCCCGAAATGGTCGGGACAGACGCCGGACAGCACGGGACAGCCACCGGACAGGTGTCCAGTTAGTCGTTTTCTGAATTAAATCTAGTGAGAGGGATTGTGATTACTGGAGATCGGTCTCCGTTAAAGCGCAACCGATCGGTATCTGTTTTCTCTGCTACTCTTTCCAAGACATCGGCGAATGACCGCGCCCATTTGGTATCTTTGTAACGAGATTTAATTGTCGCCGAATTTTTAGAAATGCACAAGAAATTATTGTGCACCTTTACGCCTAGCCGTTCCAATGCTTTTTGCTGATCCCAGTTAATTTCTTTGCCGTCGGCAGCCTTTTCCGCCAGTTCACCGACGGTGTATTCCTCGTAAACAATGGCATCGCTCATGCCCTTAGCCCGCGAATCCACAACCCTTAGCTTGGTAGCCAGTAGATGTCCAAGACACAGGCTTTCGTCTGTCTCTGGCTCATGCCCGAAATCAAACCCGTCGGCATAGTCCTGAGCCGCGCCATCTGAAATTTGGCCTGTCGATATCAGCGAGTAGTGGCCTGCCGCCAGCAATGCGAACATGGCAACCGTTCGGCTTTTCTGACATTTGCTTGAGAAAGCCTTCCTCAGTTTTTGGTAATTGCCTAATATTGTTTCTACATTTCTAAATGACCGCCAAAAAAGTCGATCGGCGAAATAATCCACCCCATGCATGACCTCGATCTTTTTAAGTAGCCCTTCATAGTGCTCTGCCCTTGCCTGCTGGTCTTTATTGAGCGGCTGTAGCTCGCATTGGAAAAACCGTGACCTGTCGGCGTCGTTATCCAAAGCCATGCGGATGCTGGAAACAATCGCAGGAAACGCCGCAATAAAGTCCTGAGCCGTCCCAGACGTCGAACCCTTGGTAACTTTGCCGCCGTCGTAGGCAATGCGTAGCAATTCGATTATGTGCGTCACCCGCTCTATGCTTTGATGTCCGTCTGATTCAAACTCATCAAATACAACTGGTATGGTTGAGTTGTTTACCGTTTGTCTAACACCTGCCTCGGTAGTCGCTCCCTTAAAGTAGGCGTGCGCATCCTCGCCGATGGCAAACCGCACAAGCTTTTCCATGACGTCGGTTTTGCCGGTGTCGCTGCTGCCTGTTATCCACACATGGTAGCGCTTGGGAAGCAAAGACGCCACTCTCGCCAATGCCAGCCATCCAGACAATAGTTCGCCTGTTTTCTTACCTTTCCAGTTGAATCCTGTGCAAGCGTCAGCTAAATACATGGATTCTTTGTCCGTCAAACCGTCCAAAGGGATGTCGTGCATTGAAAATGCAGAGTTTGTGTAAACATAAGTTGACTTTCGATAAGCGATTTCATTACCCTTATTGTCGAACAGCTTTTTACCTGCATTGAATATGAAAGCTGATGCATCTTTCCAGCATCCCAAACCGCGCTGTTTAGTAGAATCGAAAATCCCCGCCTTCTCTGACAATTCTATGAGATAGTCCGTCGCCAGTTTCTTATCTATTTCGCCTTTGACGGTGGGGAATTGAATTTTCCATAGCAAAGACGGTTGCAGCTTTAAAAGATCATTCTCACTGAAACCGCTAATTTCAATAATTGTATTGGTTGATTGCTTAAAGAAATAATACGTTGAATTGTTTGCGGCATGGCCTAACGGGATAAAACCAGAATCAGGCAAATCCTCTTTTGGTTCAAGAGCCATCCTGACGTTTTCAAGTGCTCCAGTTTCAATGTAAAGATCATTGAAGTCGGTGCCTTTTTCGCAGCGAGGGATGATCAATCTTCCCATCACGGCATCGGCCGCTTGTCTTCCCTTTTCTTCACCTATGCCTGATTTATCGTTGTCAGCAGCCACGATGATAAATAATTGCGGCCATTTTCTTTTTATGTTTCCTGCTACATTTTTTAAATTATTAGCAGTAAACGCACAAATAACCGGCTGGTTTGTCGCCATATGAATCGTGGCTCCGGTAGCAAAACCCTCGCATAAATACACTTTTTTTGTGTCGTCGCGGATTTCGCCGATAATAAAGAAATTTCCGACATTGTCTTGACCTGAAAGAAAAAGCTTTTTATCGCTGTAAATCTTTTGCAAACCTCTAATTTCACCGTCAACATTCATCATAGGCACGACGACGCACTTATCCGATCCGCCTCCTAAAAGCCTGGCTCCGTAAAGTCCCTTTATTTTTTTTCTGGTCAAATATTCATGACCGCCATTTGTCGCTGCTGTTTCGTATGTCTCACGCGCTTTTCTAGCAGCCGCCTCTTGCAATGCCCGCCGCTCTTCCTCTGCCTTGGCAATCGCTTGCTGATAGATTTCTCTTTGCCGTTTACTATCTTCTCGACAGAGTTTTTCGTCGCTTTTAAATTGGTATTTTTCTCCGGTTTTCCAGTCCCCAAATACGGCAGTAACGAAATTGCCGCTTCCCGAAACCTTCGGTACTTGAAAACCTATATACCAGCCGTTTTTATTGCCGTTTCGATCCAGCCTTTTGACGCACCCGTCTATGCTGATGTCGTTTATTTTAAAGCCCTTTTCATTTGCAAAATCGATAAGCGCCTGCATGAACCCTCCGTTTTATGGGCAATAAAAAACAGCCTTATACCCTGTGCATAAAGCTGTGAATTATTTATTAATATTTTGTGGATTTAATTTAAAAAAACCGCATCCTGTGCTTGTAATGTCATGATAATTTAGATATATTAAAATCAATGCGATAACTCCGTTATTGTGTTGAACTTTGCCAGTTCTATGATGTGTTTCAAAAACCCTGATTTGCCGTCAGGGTTTTTTATTGTCTAATGCTTTTTGATAAGCTGTTTTCTAGCTTGCCGCTAATCGCATATTTCTTCAATATGTATTTCGATAAATCCCTCATCGGAATAGCGCTTTTCAATGTGTAGCGTCACGATCAAATAATCGTCCACCCATAGCGTACCGTTACCGGCATCGCAGCACCCTTTCGCCAGATTATCCGCGTCGGGCTTTACCGCTGGCCATTTCCTCTTGATGGTCTTTGGACGCGGCATACCAAACAGCATCTTGACCTTGATGGGAACGTCAAAAGGCTTTTCTTGAAACTGGGTTTTCATTGCGTATTTTAAAGCAGTTTCAGCAGCGCGGGTTTTTGCTGGAGTGTAGGCGAATCCGGCTTTGGCGAATCTTGGTCTGCCTTTGGCGATTGGATCTTGATGGATAAGAAGCTTTGCTTTGCGCATGGCCACCATTTGATGATGATTTTTTCGAGTAATGAAATTTGCTTATCACTCAGCTTGCCATACTGACGCTGCATTGACGACAGAAAAGAGCGCTCAAAATCCGACAGATCGCAGGTAAACAGCGATAGCCAGATGTAGGCATCATATTTATGGCTATGTTCACGCCATTCAGGTGATTGGCTTGCGTTTTTTAAATCTCGTGCTTGGCTTCGCAGTAAATATTTCCTCAACTGGCCAATTGGCTCTTAATCTAGATCTAACGAGCCCATCTCTTACATTGTAATATTCTGCCCATTCTACTACTGTTTTTCGCTCTCCATTTATTTCTAAATATCTATTCCTTGTTGTATTTCTCATGCTTTGCTTGGTAGTTACGAAACGACAATTATTAGGACTATAACCTTTTGAATTGTCGATTCTGTCGATAATTAGGCCTTTTTTATAGCCGTTATCTATAGCCCATTTTTTAAAAGCTAAATAATCGTTTCCCCATTCATCGCAAACTAAAATGCCTTTATCTTTGTAACTTTTCGCGTCCCTTATCCGATCACATTTAACCCGCCCTTTGATGCAGTGATATAATTTATATAAATCATGCATCTTTCCTCTTCTGCTATCACCATGTGAGACAGTGGCTTCGCGTGTGTATTCTATATTTTTTTTACTTGTTTCGATCTTTAAACAACCACATGACTTAGTGTGGCCTTTTTGTAAATTTTGTGCCCTTGTCACAGTCTTATTGCCACAGTCACACCTACATTCCCAAGCCCATAGTCTCCTACCACTAACGGTAAATGTTTCTAATGGTTCTAGCGCTGTTAGTTTCCCGAATTTTTTTCCTCTGTAGTCAAAGTATTGTTTTCTCATTTTCGGCGATCCTTTTTTCGACGTGTAGCCATAGCACAGGAAGTCCATGCATCTCTGTTATGGCTTTACATTCCTGCCATGTCAAACCGCCGTCAAGTTGGAAATGCGGGTTATCGCCAAAATCAATACCACATTTAAACCCTTGTTTTCGCATTATCTCAGCCACGGGATTATAATCATACTGAAAAACCCAGCGGTTATTGACCTTTGGCCAAATGTCACAAGCTAAACCGTAATTATGGAGGCTCTGCCATGCCTTAGCCTTTGTAATTATATTCCCTGGCCGTGAGCGTCCTTGCTCATACAAATAATCGGATCGATTAGGAGCGCGATAAGCCTCGAATATGAAAAGATTATGGTTAGCCTCCCATAATATCTTAATAGCCTTTTCTATTCTTGATCTAAAATAAGGACTAACTAAGTTTAAATCATTATTGGGCTTTGTCGGATCAAGCATAAAAACCCCCCATTTGGATTATTTTACTTTACCCGGCATATTCCGGTTGCTATTTCCGGCAGTATCCGTATTATTGCCGGATGTGAAATTGCAAAATTAAGGAAATACCGAAATGATGAAAGACAGATTAGAGGTAAAGGTTGAAAAAACGGTAAAGAAAGATTTGGCGGCATATGCCAATGAAAACGGTTTTACCATGTCGGGTCTGATCAACAAACTATTGAAGGGTTTTTTGAGTGAACGAAAAAAGCAAACTGCAGCAGCAGCAGAACCAAAAAGACCAGCGCATTGACGATCAGATCAAGCTGATAAAATCCGGTGTCCAGTATCGCCATCTTGATCATGTCGCTGACTGGTATTCAGAAAAATGCCACGAAAATAGAATTGAAGAAAGGATTAGGGAATATAATGAATGATGTAATTGACATTGTAAAAACTGAAACCGCCGAGCTTACAGCACCAAGAATCAAACAGAGCAATTTTTTAGCACTCACTGGTGAAGAGAAAATAGATTATGCCTACAAAATAGCATCAAAGCTAAACAAAGTTATTGTTGATTGCGGAATGTATACTTGTTTTGGACGTAAAGATGATCCCAATGCGCCTAAATATGTAAACATCGAAGGGTGGAACACTTTAGGTGCATTGATTGGCGTAAAGCCTATTGAGGTTAAAGTATATGAAGAAAAGCCTGGCAGATGGATGGCGCAAGTATCTTTACTCGATAGGTCTACTGGCGAAATACTTTCTACCGCTAGTGCTATTTGTGACCATAACGAATCTACAAAACAGAGATTCACGCCAAACCAATTGCGATCGCTTGCAATAACTCGCGCTGCTGGCAAAGCTTATCGGATAGCATTTTCTTGGATTATGTCCATGACAAACTTCAAACCGACACCTGCTGAAGAAATGACTTCTGAAACAATACTAGGAGAGGTTGATCCCGATGAAATTACCTCAAAATCAACAAAATCTGCTAGATCTAACCCCACTACTACAACAGACGTTGTCTTATTCCAAAGTGCAAACCAAGAGCAGCTGGATAAGCTCAATGTTCAGCTTGATAAGCGTGGTGTTCCTGCTGCTTTGCATCTTGATGTGGCTTTGGCTTTAGAAGGTAAACCATTCAATGCTAAAAGCCTTGAATCCGTAATCAAGAATATGCCGATCCATGGGTAAATGGTACTCAAACGAAAAACCTCAACCAAGGAATGAATCAACTATGAATAAAATTATTTTAATGGGTCGGCTCGCAAGAGATCCAGAAGTCACAACAGCAGGACAAAGCCAAGTAGCCAAATTCTCGGTTGCTACTGGATTCAAGAAAGCTGATGGCAATCAACATACAGATTGGCACAATTGTGAAGCGTGGTCAAAGCAAGCAGAGATAGCAGGCAAATACCTTCATAAAGGTGATCAGGTTTTAATTGAAGGTGAAGTCAGATATAACACCGTTGAAAAGGATGGCAAGAAAACCACCTACACTAAGATTATCATCAATCGCCTTGAACTACTTGGTTCACGTCAGCAAAGCACTCAGCCTGTATCTGGCGCAACTACCGCGCAAGTTGATCCGTTTGACATTCCTGACGATGATCTCAACGTACCATTTTAGCATTTGAGGTATTTATGAAAGTTTATGTTGTCTATTGTTCTAATGATAATGGTTTCCCCGTAGTCTATGGCGTCTATCGCACTGAGAAACAAGCAGAGGCTGCCAAAGAGTTGATCTTTGATCGCTTTCCTGTCGTCAAAGTAGAATT